AGATCTGGAGGAGGATACTAATGTTACCTGCAGGACAGACAGAAGAATTAGGAGCACCTAATTCACAAAATAGTGAAAGTAGAGTTTTAGATGTTTTCGGACCTAATTTTCTCATTGAAACTAATGGTGCAGTTGGTGTAGCTGGTCAATTAAGATATCAATTGTATTCTGTTACTGGTAATGGAGATGTATATCAGCAAGCACTTTATGAAAATGGATTATCAGCAATCAGAGCAGAAAGAACTTTAGAGATACAAGCTGGTATTAAAAATAAAGCAAATGAAGTCAGTTTTACACTTATGACACATCATGGTGATGTTGCGGTAAACGCTGACAATGGTATGGTAAGGATAAAGGGTAGAAATATATGTATAGATGCTACAAATCAATTAACATTACAAGCAAATAAAATTCAATTAGGTCATGTTCAACCAGGAAAAACTCAAGATTTTCAAGTAACATCAACTAGAGTTGACTTGGGTAGACCAAAAAGAGGTAATATGTGCAAAGTGCTTAAAACTTGTGCAACCACCCTATCATTTGCTAAATCTTTAACACCATTTTCTGGTGGTGGTATAGCAGGTATTGCGGCTGGTGCCTTATCTGGAGGAGGAGCAGGTGGATTTGCAGCAAGAACAGCAGCTAAGAGGTTCTTATGAGACAACCAGATAATAGTATTAGTTTTCAGAATACCACAGGTGACTCTGCTGTTGAAAATTTATATGTGTATGGACAATTAAATTATAATTTTGATAATGATGATTTAAAGGTAAAATCAATTGAGGCTTCAGAATCATCAACATTTAAAAGTGACCTAATAATTGAGGGTAATTTATCATCAACATCTGGATTAAACTTGACTGGTGATATTAATATTGGTGGTGCATCTGGACATGTTGGTTTAGCAACTTTTAAAGATGCTAGATTTTATGGTAAAATATTTGATGGTGATGGTGATTTTGGAACAGCAGGTCAACTACTATCATCAGACGGAACAGATTTAAACTGGATAGATGCAAGCACAACCAGTGTGGCAAATGCAAACAATATTGGAGTAAATGCAAACTCTACAAATGCAGATCAATTCATAACATTTGTTGGTGCAAGTAGTGGTAATAATCCTATCAGAGTTAATGGTGGTCTAAAATACAATCCATCAACAAATACATTAAATGAATTAAACCTTGGAGGTAGTTCAACAGCAGTCAATTTAAATGTCACAGGTAACTTGACAGTTGGCGGACAATTAAAAGATGGTGCTGGTAACTTTGGATCATCAGGTCAAGTACTATCATCAGATGGAACTGATACTGCTTGGATAAATGCAGGTTCACTCTCAGCAGGTGCGGCAGCAGAGGTTGGTGTAACTGCTGTAAATGATAATTCATCACACTTTTTAACTTTTGTAGATTCATCATCTGGTAATGAAAATATTAAAGTTGATACCAATCTTACATATAATCCTTCTACGAATACATTAACTGTTACTAATATTTCTGGTAATGGATCTGGATTGAGTGGTATTGAATCGTTTATAACTGGTATGATTATCTTATGGTTTGGCAATACAGGAAACATACCAAATGGTTTTGTTCTCTGCGATGGCAACAATAACGCACCAGATTTAAGAGATAAGTTTATTATTGGTGCTGGAAATAATTATTCTGTTAATGCCACTGGTGGTAGTGCTAATTCAACACTCGTATCTCACTCTCACACTGTAGATAATCATACACACGGTGATGGAAGTTTATCAGTAGATAATCATACACATAATAATGGAAGTTTATCAGTATCCAATCATACGCACGGTAGTGGAAGTTTATCAGTATCCAATCATACGCACGGTAGTGGAAGTTTAGGTACTAATAATAGTGGTAATCATAGTCACAGTTATTCAAGATTGAATTCAACTTCATCATATAATCGTGGTGTTCCTATCGGTAGTGGAGGATCTGCTGGTTCATCATTCGGCACACAAAATACTAATAATGGAGGAAGTCATAGTCATAATGTAAATGGTTCTACTGGAGGTTCCTCACCTGGAGTCAGTGGTTCGACTGGAGGTTCTTCACCAGGACTCAGTGGTTCAACCGGAGGTTCCTCACCTGGAGTCAGTGGTTCGACTGGAGGTTCTTCACCAGGAACTAACGCTCAAGGATCATCAGCAACTAACACGAATTTGCCACCATATTATGCACTTTGTTATATTATGAAGACTTGATGAAACACAAAAGTAGAATAAATCCATCTTTAGATCTAGACATATCATTTCAATTTACTAAAGTCATCGATTGTAAGACTGATGAGTATGTGGAGATGATGGTAGATAAATTGGATAGATTAAAAAGTGAAAAATTTGATAATATTTTAATACCAAAATTTGATTATAGTCTTGATGGAACGATTTTAACTCAAACGGTTGAATATATTAAGGGTAGGAAGTGTGGGATGACAGTTAGAAAATATCGTGATAGAATTTACAAAGACTTGGTTGAGAGGGATGGTGAATGGACTTTTTGCGACTTTAACTTTGATAACTTTATAGTTATGGAAAAAGAAAATAAAATATATGCTATCGATTTTCAATCTTATAATTATATGCCATCCAAAGATAAAAGACTAGAATTGTGGGAAGAAGATTTGGAGACAAATAATTTAGTCCTTGAATATATAACAAGAGAACTACCATTTCGTAGAAATGATAAGCACCGTAACTAATCTCAATTTTAAAAATCAAAGCAATAATATCATTGACAATACAATTGGTGATTGGTCATTAGTAATTGGAGAGAGTAATTTATATGTTATAAACAATATAGACAATAAAAGATATAAAATTGACTTAACTGAACTTTCATAATATACTATTACTATGTTTGAAGATTTATTCGCAACACCAATATACTATCAGATGTTATCTGATAAAGATATACAAAATGAGATTGATAAAATTATCGATGAAGTCGAATTTGATTTGAAGGAAGAATGGGGTCATACTCATTATCTATCAACAGATTTTGCACATGATAGTTCTTGTGATGCTCTAGATAAATTTAATTTGATGGAATTGAAGAAATCAATTCATAATCATCTATTGACATATCTTGGACTATTGCATTATCCAGTTTCAAATCTTAGATATGAAACAGACTCTTGGTTTACAATGTTCAAGAAAGGGAACTACGCTCACGTCCATAGTCATGGAACTGCAGATGTATCAGGCGTATATTACTTCAAAACCAATCAAAAGGATGGTGATATATTTTTTGAACCTCCCCTACCTCAACTTAAACAGTCAAAATTATTTTATAATCATTCAGGATCTTGGTCTCATACACCAAAAGAGGGTAAACTAATGTTGTTTCCTGGTTGGTTGAGTCATGGTGTAAGAACGAATACAACCGATTTTGAGAGGATTGGCATTTCCTTTAATATAAAATTAAAATAGCACTATCACTTGACGCCCTGATCAAAATCTATTATAATATAAGGGTATTCAATCAAACACAAATGAACGAAGCTTGCGTCTCTGGGGTTGTCATTGATGTATGTACCCGTTCTTTCCTTCTTCTCAGTGATAAAGGTGAAGAAAAATGGGTAGATTGTGAAACTGCAGAGCAGTTTATGAGTGTGCTAGAAGTCTGCACTTCTCACTTGAACGATGATCAAATCGAGTATGCTGATCTTGCTGTTAGAGCGGAGAAAAACTAATGGAAGTATTTACGATTGAAGAGTGGGAAAAAAACTTTGATGAACTCTTTAAAAGAGTGGAAGAAGGAGAGACGATAGGTGTAATCAGGGAAGATGGACAGGCAGCAGTAATGATGCCTGCTGATGATGAAATTGTGCGAATATACACAGAGCACGACGAAGCTCAATAATTTCATCATCTGGGACTATCGCATATTGGTTAATGCCCACTGCTTATAACGGTGTGAACCGAGTTCAATTCTCGGTAGTCCTATTTGCTTCCTTAGCAATCTGGTGAATGCAGCAAACTCATAATTTGCCTAAGGTGAGTTCGATCCTCACAGGAAGCATCTGTATTATTAAAAATGAAAGTAAAAATTATATCTGATAAAATATATTCTTTATCAAACGTTTTATCAATTGATAATTTTTATAAAATTGAAGACGAATTTAATTATAATCCATGGATTTTTAATAAAAAAGAGATTGAAGAAGGTGATCATCACCCAATATGTGGAACTCTTCAGAAAGTTGATTATGGGAAAAATATTGGAGATAATCTTGTATTAATTAATATAGGATCTATATTAAAATTTAATATTGAAAATATTTTACAAAAAAATATTGAATTGAAAAGAATTAACACTAATATTCAATTTTTTGGACAAAATTCATCATTTCATGAAGATGGTTTTAATGGAAGTTGGACTCTTGTTTTATTTTGTAGTCATCAATGGGATACATCTTGGGGAGGAGAATTTGTAGTTCAAAATACTGATAGTGATTATTCTTACGTGCCGTATATACCAAATAATGGTGTTCTAATTCCTGGACAGTTGCAACATATAGGAATGCCACCAAATAGATTATGCACTGTACCTAGACTATCGATAGCTTTTACATATCAGGAGGTGTGAAAGTCTTTACATCTAGCAGTTATAATGCTATCATTACTAGGTAAGCGAGTATGGCGGAATCGGTAGACGCATCAGACTTAAAATCTGCTGACCTTAAGGTCGTGGGAGTTCAAGTCTCCCTACTCGCACTAAAATAAATAAGACAACTGTGAGGTCTTATGTCATCATTTAAGGTAACCACTAAACATTGTTGGTATAACGATGAACGAGAAATTGTCAAGATGTATTTCTTAGAGGGAATACCATTTACCTTTGATGAAATGCCTGATGGTCATCTTTGGGACAGAGATTTAGTAGATGAAGCAAATAAAAACTCTAGTTATGAAATAAAAGATGTTTATCAAGGATCCAATTATTTGATAATGGAACAGATGCATCCCTGTTTCGATCATATCGAGATTTCAAATGCAAAAGAATTACCTGAGGATTTAATTCCATTCTACGACGAAGAAGATTTTATGGGTTAATAAATAAAACATAGAAATCAAACGATTGTCAGAATAAGATGCCTCTTAATAAGCTTGAGAATTTTATCAAGAATGCCGAAGGTCGCATTCTTTACGTTAACCCTAACGACCTTGACTCCACAGATGGTATTGAAAATCAGGGTAATTCGTTAACAAAACCCTTCAAAACAATTCAACGTGCTCTGATTGAGTCGGCAAGATTCTCATATCTTAGGGGAGAAGACAATGATATTGTAGAGAAAACTACAATTCTAGTTTTCCCTGGAGAGCATTTAATTGACAACCGACCTGGATATGCAATTCAAGATGTTGGCAATAATGCTATTTCTGTTGCACCAAATGGAGCACAAACAAATGCTCAGGCAGAATTAACATTAACACTCAACTCTAACTTTGACCTTACACAGGAAGATAATATCCTGTATAAGTTTAATAGTGTTTATGGTGGTATCATCATTCCTCGTGGTACTTCTATTGTTGGTCTAGATTTAAGAAAGACTAAGGTCAGACCAAAGTACGTTCCAAACCCAACAGACGATACAGTAAGACAGTCTGCAATCTTTAGAATTACTGGTGCTTGTTACTTCTGGCAGTTCACCTTCTTTGATGGTGATGAGACAGGATTGGTATATACAGATCCAAAAGATTTCTCCGAAAATAATAGATCAAAACCAGTATTTTCACACCATAAAGTTACTTGTTTTGAATATGCTGATGGTGTCAACTTGGTTGGTGGGTATCAACTCACTGATCTTGATATGTACTACAGCAAGATTGGTAATGCTTTCAACAGAGCATCTGGTAGAGAAATTGATCAGAAGTTCCCATCACAAGCAGAGTCTTTCTCTAAGCAGCGTCCAGAATGGGAAATCGTTGGCGCATTCGGTGCTGACCCTGTAAAGATCTCTGATATTTTCTCTGGTGATGGTGCAACTCCTGGAACCATTGTTACAGTCACAACTCAAATCGCCCACGAATTGAGTGCAGGTACACCTATCAAGATTCGTGGAATCAGTGAACCTGACTATAACATTTCAACTAAAGTTGTTCAAGTTATTGATGAAACTAGATTTACCTATGCACTTCCATTTGTAAGGGCAAATCTTCCTGCTGGTCGCCCTGCGGGATTAAGTATTGGATCAAATGCGAGTGTAACTATTGAGACTGACACCGTATCTGGTGCATCTCCTTACATCTTTAACGTATCATTGCGCTCTGTATATGGTATGCAAGGTATGCATGCCGATGGTTCTAAAGCGGATGGTTTCCGTTCAATGGTTGTGGCTCAGTTTACTGCTGTGTCTCTGCAAAAGGATGACCGTGCTTTCGTTAAGTACAATGAGACTAACCGTCAGTGGCAAGGTATAAACTATAAGACTAGATCTGGGGATGAACTATCAGCAGAATCTTCAAATTCAAATCAGGTCTTACACCTAAGTTCTGACGCAGTTTATAGAGAGGGTTGGAAGACAGTTCATATTAAGATGAGCAACGATGCAGTTGTTCAGGTTGTTTCGGTCTTTGCTATTGGTTTCCACTTACATTTCCTTGCGGAGAGTGGTGGTGACGCATCGATTACTAACTCTAACTCTAACTTTGGTCAATTCTCTCTTGGTGCTGAAGGATTTAAGAAAGAGGCATTCACTAAAGATGATAAGGGTTATGTCACTAACATTATTGCTCCCAGATCAGTTTCCAATACGGAAGTTGAGGTTGAATGGGTTCAATTCGATGTCAGTAGAACTAAGAGTATTAACAGAGCAAATAGAATATACCTGTTAGGATACGTTGCAGAAGATGTACCACCTCCAATTATTTCACAGGGATATAGAATTGGAGCTAGAGTTGATGATCAAGTTTTCTTAGACGCTGATGCTAATGAAGGCAAGATTTTAATGACCAATGGTCCATTAAATCTTAACACAAATACTATCGCTGGAACTGATACATCTGCAAAGGTCTACAGAGATGTTACTATAACGACTCCCGTTGCACAATCACCAACTCAAATGGTGCTTAATTGCACAACATCTCACGATCTCAGAAATGGTGAGTCAATTCGTATTTTTAGTGAAACTGGAGATCTTCCTGAAGGTTTAGAAGAAGAAACCGTATATTTTGCAATTACTGATGAAAAGAACGGCACCAGAGCGGACGGAATGTCCCTAAACGGCACTCAATTCCAAGTTGCATCTTCTAAAACTAACGCTGAAGCACAAACACCCATATTCATCCCAGTTTATCTTGGATCTGAAATTAGAGTAGAAAGTAGAGTTTCTGATAAGGAAGCAGGTGAACTTGGTCATCCAATTCAATATGATTCTGCAACTAGATCTATTACTAATGTAGAAACTGGTGTTGTAACGAATGAGACTGCTGGATGGTTCATTCATTGTGAGAATAACAGCGCACTTTTCCAGTACGTTATTGGTCTCTCCAACAATGACAGTGAGATCACATATGTTAAGAGAAAGGCAGATGATAGAAGTTTGGATGAAAAACTCTATAGAATGCGTTATGTTGTTCCTAAAGAACTTGATAATACGAGAGATCCAGTTAATGGATTCATCCTGCAAGATTCAAGCACTATCAATGTAAGAGAGACTTCTGACTTCAATATCACTGATATTGACAGATCGGATTATGATTTTGATCGTAATCCTAGATTTATTACCACTTGCACTTATGATAATGGTGCAAATCTAATTACAATCAGATCTGATAAAGCACATAATCTTAAGCAAAATGATGTTGTCATTATTTCTGATGTAGCCAGCACTACGAATGGTGCTGCAAATAAAGAGTTTGGATTTAATGGTACGTTTACTGTTGAAGATATTGTAAATGATAAGACATTTACAGTCAATGATGTAGATACTTCTGGTATCACTCATAATCCTGGTACTATCTTAAATGATACCAATATTAGAAATAAGGTACTTCCAAGATTTAAGAGAAATAATAATAATGAAAACTTCTATATCTACCGTACAGAAGTTATTAAACCATATATTAAAAATGTTCAGGATGGTGTTTTCTATCTCTATGTTCTTAATAGTGGAAACGCTATCACTAGTGAATTTGTCAATTCTAAGTATAGTCAGAAGGTTACAAATCTCTATCCACAATTAGATAGAGACAATGTAGATGATAACCCAACATCAGCAGTCAGTCTTGCAAAGAGAAATCCAATCGGTGAGGTCGTTACTAACGATCTGAAGAGAAGTATTACTAGAGAAAGTCTTGATAAGTTTGTTGATTCATTCTCTCTTGGTAATAAGATTACTAGTGTTGTTGACAGTGGTGCTTCTGCCGTAATCGTATTTGATGATGAACACCAACTGAATGGATTAAATTCTTACTTAACATTAAATGGTGGATCTGGTCATACTGATGGAGATTACTTCAATGTAAGACTGTTTAATAATAATGCTGCCCCAGGCAATGCAATGTGGGATGGCGCAACTGCTGATGTTACTGTTAGTGGCGGTGCTGTTACTGCTGCAACTATCAAAGAACCTGGATCTGGATATACTGATTCAGAGACACTTTACTTTGACTCTAGTGCTATCGGTGGAACTCCATCAGCAAATGTAGTAACTGCATTGTCTGGTATTTCCACAGCAACAGCAGACTATGTTCAAATTACTGGTGTTGGTACTGCAACTGATGGATACTACAGAATTACTGATTCTAGTGCCAAGCAACAATTAACAATTGCAAAGACTGTAAATGACCCTGTTATTATTTCAGGTCAGTATGCAATGGTTGTTGGTAGAGTTGGTATCGTTGCTCTTAATGGTGTAACTACACCTACCGCTGGGATTCAACAGATTGCCACTACTGAAGGGCACGGACTTGTTGTTGGTAACAAAGTAAGACTTACTGATGGTTCAAATGGTCTTGTTGGTGACTTCATTGTCAATAATGCCACTTATGATACTTTCCAAGTTTCTTCTACTGCATCACTCTCTGCCACAAAACACGTTCTGAAGCATGGATTCTCTGCTAATAATGCAAGTGCTGATGCATTAGGTGAGAATCTTGGAACTAGAGGTGTTCCAAATTATGATAATGACGTATTATTCTTGGGTCAATCTATCACAACTGAGGAGAACTTCATTGCAAGTCTCCCTAGTAGTAGTGGAGCAACTAATCCAAGTGAGGTGATTGCAAGATTCCCACTTGGATCTTATCTCCAGATTGGTAATGAAATTATGAGAGTTAAATCTAAAACTCTCATTGGTGGTGGTAATAATGAGATTCAGGTCATTCGTGGTTCTATGGGAACCATCATTGAACCACATACAAACGGTGCTCAGATTAAGAAGATTAAGTTAGCTCCTATTGAACTTCGTAGACCATCTATTCTTCGTGCTTCTGGTCATACATTTGAATATCTTGGTTACGGTCCTGGTAACTACTCTACTGGTCTTCCACAAGTTCAAGTTAAGACACTCAGTGAGAAAGAAGAATTCCTATCTCAAGCACAAGAAACTTCTTGTGGTACTGTTCTCTATACAGGTATGGATAGTGACGGTGATTTCTATATTGGAAACACCAAGTATTCTGCACAGTCTGGTGAGCAAACCACATTTGATGTTCCAACACCAACTGTAACTGGTGAAGATCCTAACAGACTCTCTGTTGTATTTGACGAAGTTATTGTTAAGGAGAGAATCCTGGTTGAGGGTGGTAAGTCTAAGCAGATCCTTTCACAGTTTGACGGTCCTATCACCTTCAACGGTGATGTAAGAATGAATCAGAAGTTGGTTCTGAATAATGATCTCAGAGTTATTGGTAATGTAGATTTCCAAAATAGTAATGATGCAACTTCTTGCACAGACGCAAATGCTGCATTAAGAGTTCAGGGTGGTGCTGCAATCGGCAAGAAACTGTTTGTTTGCGGTGATGTTGATTTTGGTAGTAACTTAGTAGTTGATGGCACCTCTAAATTAACTGGAGAAGTCACTGTTGATACTGGTATTGTACCTGATACTGATGAGGGTGCATATCTTGGAACAGCAGCATTACCATTCTCTGGGGCACATATCGGTGAGATTAGAATCGCTGACATTGATGATAGGAGGATTGACACTGTTACTGGTAATCTAGTTCTCGATTCTGCTAATGGAATTGTTGATGTTAACGATTCTCTTGATGTTGGTAATAATGCTGTTATTCGTGCCACTGCTACTTCTAATAGTGCTTCCACAGGTGCTTTACAGGTAATCAATGGTGGTGCTGGAATTGCTAGAGATTTATATGTCGGTGGTACTATCATTGGTGCTGGTGGTCTCTCCCTCACGGGCACTGCTAGTTTTGCTAATAATACTGTTACGATTACAAGTAACACAGTCACTGCCAATACTTTCAACGGCACTGCTGATAAATCAAACGAAATTTTTGTTAATGGTTTAGGAAATTCTTCCGGTCCACATTACTTCTTGATGCAACAGGGAACTGCTCCTGGAGGTCATTATACACAAGCAAGAGTTGATTCTGGTATAAGATACAATTCCGCATCTAATACTCTTGAAGTTGCTGGTGATATTATTGCGTTTGTATCTGATGATCGCCTAAAAACTGATAGACAACCTCTTGTTGGTGCTCTTGATAAAGTTTGCTCCTTAAATGGATTTACATTCAAATTCAACGATGTTGCTGAAAGTTTAGGATTTAATACAGAACAAACTCACGTTGGTGTATCTGCACAGGAAGTTCAACAAGTTCTACCTGAAGCAGTACATACTGCACCTGTCAGTGAAGAATATATTACTGTCCAATATGATAAGATTGTTCCGCTTCTAATTGAAGCAATCAAGGAACTTTCTGATAAGGTCTCTAATTTAGAGAAGAAACTAAATAACTAAAAAGATATATGGCATTACAAGGCTCTGGTACAATATCTTTTGGTCAAATTTCTGCAGAATTTGGTATGCCCCCTGGTAAGAACTTAGGGGCATACCGAGTTTCAGAAACTTATGGTTCAATGCAAAACTTGCCTATTGATACAGGTGTACCACAGTCTGGTCAAATAAAGTTTAGTGATTTTTATAATAAACAACTTAATGTTGTTGTAAATTATTTTAGTGGAGGTGAAGAGCGTAGAGTTCTTGCTAGGAACAGATATAACAATGGTCCTGGAAACGGAAGAGTAAATGTTATTGGTGGTTACAGAGGTAAACCTGGAAATTCATCAGGAACTAGAGTTATTATCCATGTAAATAAGAAACTTGGTTCCGAATACGATGGCACCCGTGGGATGAAGTGTGCATTAAGAACTGGTAATTGGGAGAGTGGAACAAATCTTGATGTTAATATCGGTGGCAATGGTGCTTGTATTGGTGCTGCTGGTGATGGTGGAAATGGTGGAAATAGAAGTGGTGGTCCCAAAGCTGGTAAAAGAGGATCTTCTGGATTAGGTGTTGAATATCCCATTGATCTTTTTAATTATAATTTCCTCGCTGGCGGTGGCGGCGGTGGTGGTGGCGGTAGAGGGGAATCAAGAGATAGGACTGAGCGCAGGCGTAGCCGTAGACGACTTTTATGGATGAGAAGAAATAGCAGAAGGAAAAAGTACGATAGAAGAAGAAAAGGTGGCGGCGGCGGTGGCGGCGGTCAAGGATTCCCAGCTGGCGCCGGTGGTTCGGGAGCCAGTGACGGAGGTAAGAATGGTACTAGCGGTAGTCGAGGCGCTCCTGGTGCTGGTGGACAAGGTGGTTTTGATGGTGCAAAGGACGGTGCCAACGGTGGTAGTTTTGGTAATTTTGGTGGAAATGCTGATGGTGCTGGTGGCGGGCATCCAGGTAGATCTATTGTTATTTCAGGAAGTGGAAGTGTAAATTACGTCGTACAGGGGACATTATACGGTCCAGTAGTTAATCACCCAGTATTTTGATAAATAGATAAAAATCACCATATACGATGGCGAATATAAGAAAGCAATTCAACTTTCGCAATGGCGTTCAAGTTGATGATGACAATCTGGTTGTAAGTCCCACAGGTCTGGTTGGAATTGGAACCACCGTTCCAACCGAACTCTTACACGTCAGTGGCGGAAACGCAAGAGTCACAGGATTCTTGACTGCATCTCAACTTAGAGGTCAGACATTAACCGTTTCTGACACAGGGACGATTGAAAATATAGAGATAGGAAATACTTTAATTGGTGCTGGAATCAGTATTCGATCTGGTTTCATCACTGCAACAGATCCATCAGGGATTGTCACATATTATGGTGATGCTAGATTCCTTCAAGGACTACCAACATCACAGTGGTTAGATAAAGATGTTGGTTTAGGATTTACCAGTATCTACAATAGAGGTTTTGTTGGTATTGCAACTGATGATCCTAGATTTACATTACAAGTTGCTGGTGGAATTAGTACAACAGCATTTCATACTGGTGTTGGTATTCATTCTAGTGGTGACATTTTTGCAACTGGTATAGTCACAGCACTCTCATATACAGGTATTGGATCAGAATTAACATTATTAAACGCTACAAACATTGAATTCGGAACTATCTCTAATGATAGATTACCTGTTCTATTAAATTCTAAATTTCCTAATGATATTTCTGTTGGTGGAACTATTACAGCATCTTCAGGATTCATTGGTGATATTATAGGTAATTTAACAGGAGACGTAACTGGTAATGTAACTGGTATTGCAACTGGCGCAGAAGGATTAGTTGGATCTCCAGATGTTATTGTTGGTATTCTAACAGCGTCAGCAGTTGCTGCTTCAAGTTTTATAGGTGGAATTACTGGTAATGTTACTGGAACAGCAAGTACAGCAGCATCTTTGACATCTGATGCTGATGTAGATATTGATGATCTTACGGTAGGTGTTGCAACTGTTTCAAGTATTTTAAGTGCGACTAGTATTGGTGTTGGGACAGATTCTGAACTTACATCAGATATTACTATCAGAAAAACTGATACTGCTATCCTCCAATTAACAAGTGGTATCAATACCACATCTTCTAGAGAATCCCTTATTTCTATAGGTTCAACTACTTCTTTAGTAGAAAATAGTGGTGGAATCAGATATAGCAATGCTAGTGCAGGATACCCATATAGTTTATATGAGTCATTAGATCTTATCAACTTCGGAAATGGTAATATAAACTATTATCTACAAGGAGGAATAGTTGGACCTGGAACTGGCAATTTCAACTGGCATCATACAGGTGCGAATAACCTTATGTCCCTCACTTATGAGGGTAATTTAGGAGTTGGTAAAACTAATCCAACTGCAAAATTAGAAGTTACTGGACTTACTAGTACATCAGACTTATTCGTACAGAATAATGTTCAAGTTAGTGGAAGTATTGCAGTAGATGGTAACATCTCCGTACCTGGAACTGGTTCTTCAATCACTGCTAGAGAAATCTTTATTGAAAATGGTTCAGCAGGACTTCTCAATTCTGATGGAACACCAATTATTCCAGCATCAGGACAAAATTTCACTCAAGTTAACCTTACAGGAATCTCTACTGCTGTAGATTTTAATGTAGATGGCAGACTTACTGTCGATGATGATCCTTCGACTGGTGGTGGTCTTTCTCTGAACCCAATCACATATCGTGAAGTTCCATATGCAGCAATGCAAATAGGTCATCCTCTCGACCTTAATACTGGAGAACCATTAGGAATTGGTACTACTGCGGTAATTGATCAAGACTCTGTAAGTGGTGTTACTTTATTGGATGGTGGTAAAGTTGGTATTGGTACAACTGCAATAGATGATTTTGCTCTCACAGTTTATGGAGATGCTGTCATCGAGCGCCTCTCAATAGGTTCTGGAGTAACTGATACAGCAAACACTGGTGCTCTTAATGTTGTAGGACCAATTATTGTTGCTGACGGTTATATAGACCCCAGTAGTGGTGTAGGTGGTGCAGACATTAGAACGGTTGGAATTGTAACAGCACAAATGGGATTTATGACTGGTGCTGGTACAACAGGTGTTCATATTGATGTTAATGGAAGTGTAATTACTTTCAGTGTTCCTGGCGTTGGTACTACTACTTTAACGTTGTTCTAATCTTATCATATTAAGCGGGGCTTGACAATAACCTAAATCATGATTAGAATATGTTTGTTGCTTTTGAAGAATGAGCTCTAAAGAAATAAAAAGCCCTATAAATTTTATCAAAAGTGATAGTCCTAAGCAAGTTTCCACAGAAACTTTTCCCTTAGTAAGACCCACAAACTTTGTTCGTCAAGTTTTTCCCGTTACTTATTATCATTTGTCAATAACTGACAATGATACTTTGAAGGAACTTCTTGTGAATAAAATTGTAGAAGATGCAAAGAACTTAGAGATCCCAGAGGGTTGGTTAACTAATAAGTTAATGACATCATTTGATGGAGAACCAAGAGGAAAAGAAATATTTTTTGGTGAAGATGATACATATCAAAAGGTACTAGAAAAAATATATGGTGCTTGTGTAAATGCCGTATTTGATGCACCCTATAAGATTGATATTGATGAAATATGGTATAATGTCTATATGGATGGTGAATGGCAGGAAGTGCATGATCACGTTGGTGGTCCCTATGGTTCACATTATTCCTGCATTCATTTTTTATCTTTTAATCCAGAAATTCATGAACCAGTTGAATTTAGGGATCCACTTGGACAACTTCGTAATTTGAGTGTTGAGTTGGATAGAAATAATTATTCACATATCTGGAATCCACACATTAAAGAAGGAGACTTTATAATGTTTCCGTCTTATCTGTCTCATTGTGTAAAACCAGGAAAACCAACACCAGACTATCCAAGAATTACAATAGCATTTAATTTTAGAGTTTTAGATTATCAAGGAGAATCTTGGAATGATTGATGTAGTAGATGATTTTTTAACAAAGGAAGAACTTGACTTTGTGGTTGAGTATTGTGTTGACGCTCCTTATTATTATGGAGAAGCAGATAATGATGACACACCAGTAACAGGGTTAGTTCATAATGTCTGGTTTGATGATATGGACGAAGATGATCTTACTGGTGAAAGGATTCCAAAAAATGCTGTTGATGATTCGACCATAGACACTAAGAAATTTTATAACCTGTTTGCTAATAAAATTGCTGAGAAGTTTTCAGAGTGCGATAAAAAGTATATTGTAAGACTGTATATCAACTGTTTTGCTCCAAGTGAAAATCCATATTTTCATTGTGATGAAGATGAGGGAGTAGATGCAAAAACATTTCTTTTCTATACTACACCAGGATATGATATTGATAATGGTGGAGAAACACAATTCCTTGTAGATGGTTCTTTTTACGGAATCCCTCCAATTCAAAATCGATTAGTTGGATTTCCTGCAAGCATTCTACATAAAGCAACAACATTCCGAAAAGGATATCGTTTTACTGTTGCTATCAAATACAATTTTACAGAGAAAGAATGACCGAAAAAATTGCTATCATTGGTGCAGGAAATGCAGGTTGTATCTCAGCACTTAATCTTCATTATCTTAAAGAAACCGAAGATTATGATGAATATGAAATTGAAATTTATCATGATCCCACTGCACCTATTGAAAGAGTTGGTCAAGGAACTCAAATAAATGTTCTTGAAACTATCTTTGATATCCTTGATTTAGATTGGGTGCAAAAAAATTCCATTAAAGCAACAACTAAACACGGTATTCGTTATAAGGGATGGGGAAAAGAGAATCACGACTTTTTTCACCTCTTTCGTAATGGTTCTATTGCAATGCACTATGTACCAAAATTACTTTCTCAGCAGGTTTTAGATTCTGGTCTTTTTAATGTTGTTGAAAAGACCATTACTAATCCTGAAAATGAGATTGATGCAACATATATTATGGACTGTAGAGGGGGACCAGATGAGTTGGACGACTCTTATGATATTTTGACAAATCCTATCAACTCTGTAATTCTTGCTAGAAAAGAGGGTGCAAATCCAAATTTATTGTGGACAGAGCATATTGCAACACCAAATGGTTGGGTATTTGTAATTCCAAATCACGATAGTGTTTCTTATGGTTACTTGTATAATAATACAATCACAACCAAGGAAGATGCTGAGAAAGATTTTGTAGAGAGGTTTGATGTAGAACCTAATGATTATCTATCTTTCAATAATTATGTTGCCAAAGATATATGGCGCGGTGAGAAAACTATTTTGAATGGCAATTCGTATTCTTTTATTGAACCATTAGAAGCAGTTGCATCTACTGTTCATCAGAATATCTCTGAATGTCTTTATGGAGTGTTGATTAATGATGCATCTAGAGAGGAAATGAATGAATCAATTTATAAAGAACTGATTCAAATTCAGGACTTTATTCTGTGGCATTATAAAAATGGATCAATTTATGATACTCCATTCTGGAATCACGCACAATCTTTGCAATATACAAATAATAATGAACTAATAGAGCACATTCAAAAGTGTGTAGAACTTCCCAATATTATTAACTCTGATAATCTTAGTGATGATTTTGAATATGATTGGGTGCCGCATAGTTTCAAAAATTGGTATAATAATGTTGGTAATGCATGAAACGAGAAATATTTCCAGTAACTATATTTCAATCTAGAGTAGATGGAAACGAGATTCTAAAACAAAATCTAGTTCAACCTATACTAGATTCTACAGATGAACTAGAAATACCTGAAGACTGGACTACTAGTAAAATTCTTACTTCTTTCAATCAAGAAAAAGATTTCATCGAGAAAGATAAAAATATCTTGCTGAACATCTATCACAATACGATTGATGAGTTTTTTGATGATCAATATGGATTGCATTTCACTGATCTTTGGTATAATGTGTATCAAGATGGCGAGTATCAAGAAACACATGATCATCTATACTCTAAGATAAACCACTCTCATTTCTCGTTCATTCATTTTTTATCCTATGATAAAGATGAGCATCAACCACCTGAATTTTGGGATCCTCTTAAATCTATGAGGTATTTGAGTCTGGAGATGAACTCAAATAATTGTGGTGAAGTGTATGTTCCAAAAATTGAGGAAGGAGACTTGTTGATGTTCCCTTCATATTTGCAGCACTGTGTACCACCTGGCAAGGCAACTGAAAAACCAAGAATAACAATCTCATTCAATGCAATCGTAACACTATACGGAGACGAACGCAGAGTCTACTGAGTTGATCCAGTTCCTAGACTGTCCACAGGGTGTCATAGTGGATGATTCTCTGCTATACTCTATTCATACCAAACAGGACTAACGTGATCACCCTTCGCCCCCACCAGCACAACGCTCTGGAAGCGATGCAGAACCACGCCAAAGGTCAGGTTATCATCCCTACGGGTGGTGGCAAGACTATTTGTATGATCGAAGATGCTAAAGCACGATTCGATTCTGATGGTCCTACAAGGATTGTTGTAGTTGCTCCTCGTATTCTTCTGGCAGCACAACTCTGCAAAGAGTTTTTGGAAGTCATTGACAACGCTGCTGTGTTTCACGTTCACAGTGGAGAAACCGAACACTTTAGTAGCACTAAACCTGCTTATATTGAGAGGTGGTGTAAACAAGCGTATCGAAATCAACTGATTTTTACTACATATCATTCGTTACACCGTATTCAGGAGGCAGGACTTGAGGTCGATACGATCTACTTTGATGAAGCGCATAATTCTGTGCAGAGAAACTTTTTCCCTGCTACGGAGCACTTTGCTGCTGATTCTGGTCGTTGCTACTTTTTCACTGCTACTCCTAAGCACTCTGTTACTATTTTCAAGCCAGGTATGAATGATGGGGCAGTGTATGGTCAGGTAATTTGTAATGTTTCTGCTCCTAAACTTGTTGATGAAGGATATATTCTTCCTCCAAAGGTAGTTGTCAAGCAACTGCCTCAAGGTGACTTCAGACTCACAGATTCGCAGAATTTGATTGAGACTATTGATGATAATTCGCTTGATAAAATTCTGATTGCTGCACGTTCTACTAAGCAGATTGTGCGCCTAGTTTCTGATTCTGATTTCTGCCTTCAACTTGAGAAGCGTGGTTACCACTGGATGTATATCACTAGCAAGACTGGTGCTATCATCGATGGTAAGAAAGTATCGCGTGAAGAGTTTTTCAAGACTCTGAATCAATGGGGCACAGAAGAGAACCGTAAGTTTGTTGTTATGCACCACTCGATTCTGTCTGAAGGTATCAATGTGAAAGGACTTGAAGCAGTTCTGTTTATGCGTAATATGGATTATATCGGTATTAGTCAGTCAATCGGTCGTGTAATCCGTCTAGGAGGCGCTGAGAAGACGTTTGGACTTGTATGTGTGCCAGTCTATGATAAAGTGGGCATTGGCACTGCTCGGAGCGTTCAGGCGGTTGTTGATACCGTATTTGAACAAGGTGAACCCGCTATCTCTATTATTCGTCGATGATTGATTTTAATACGTTTCAACTTGATCGTTTATCTAAACTCTTAGAAACGATTCATGATTACACTGATAACAATCTAAGGTATCCCAAAGCAGGAGAACTTGTAGAGAAAGCACTTGCTGAGTATAGTAATGGTCTTCTCAAGAGGGTAAATCTTCCTGGCATTGATTTAATTGGTCCTAACGATACATCTTATGAGTCAAAGGTAACTCAATTCGCCAATAAATCACAGATGGCGGTGAGAGGATTGATTCTTAAAAATCGACGTGCTGCTAAAGATTATGAAGACAAACTTGCAGATTACTTTATCATCACTGATGTGAAAAAAGGTAAGGCATGTTGTATTCCTTCCTCTGATCTCTATAATTTCAAAGACACTGGTGCAGTGATGACTGCCAGTGCGGATCCTGAACTTTCTGACTTTTTCCTCACTGGGTTCAACCACCTAGAAGAGCGTGAGCAGGTCCGCGATTACTTTAGAGAATCTGAAGATTTTGATCTGTCCTTCATCAGATCGATCTGATGTGCTATACTAAGAACGTCGAAACAAACCGATTATGCGCTGCAAAGTTCAACTCTACGTCGCTGGTAAAGTCTTCAACGAAACTGTTGAGGCTCGCGACTATCAGGAAGCAAGGCAGGTAGCACTTGCCCGCAATCCTAATGCAACTGTTATGGGAGTTACTGCCACTTTCTGATGGGATTTCTGAAACCTCACATAGAACGTCCTGGGATTCTTAATCCCAAACCTGGCAATCCTCTGGGTTACTGTACTAACGATGGTATGTGGGCAGCAATCCCTTTTGGAAAAAAATTTATCATCATACATAATGGTGAACAAGTCAAAGTTCTAAACACCTACAAACAATCCATCGATTTCATCAAAAATCAACTGAAAACCACTAAAAGAAAAAGAGCAAAATGAGTTGCACCAAACAACAAAAAAGACGTGATGCACTTGGTCTAATGATTGAAAGTGTTATCAAACCCGATAGTCGTCTCCGTGGTTGTGCTCACAACCAAGAGTGTTTTTATGAGTTAATGGAGTGGAGACAGGAAATGATTGAATATCTTGAAAAGAGACGTTATGAGGAGTCTGAGTGACTCCTTCGCTCATAATAATTGCAGTGGCATCATTCTTCATTTTAACTAATGATAATGTTGCCGCTGCTTTTTACTTTGTGCTTAGGTTAGCGAGAGCAAACATTAAACGCCAGATCTGGTGGTTGTTTAACAATCCTGCCAATCCTGTGGTAAAATATATTGTTTACCGTCGCTCACTCAAAACATCCAAAGAGTTGATAGCGGAAATAAATAAAAATAACGAAACATAAACTTATGTTATCTACTGCCTATCGTCTTCGTCTTGAATTTATTTGTAAATGTATTGCTAATGGGGAAGAAGTAAAACTTGATGATATGGTTTGGGTACAGAAACTTGCCAAAGCAAATACTACAGCAAATGAAATGCTGAAGAAAGCGCGAAGACAATCTTCACAAGATATTCAAGAAGGTAGTATGGATGATTTTATGAATAGGATGGGATTAGGTGATCCCGACCCATCCAATTACAAAACAGGATTTGATAGCGCAGAAGATATTAGAGATTGGTTTCAACGTGATAAACCTGATGATTGGAGGCAACGTGATTGACAGATGAAAGACCACATTCCAGATAATATCAGACAATATGCTTTCACCTGTTTTAGTGTATTGACTGAACGTGAGAGAGCAGTTATACTGATGGGTGAGGAAGCATACAGAGAATCATTAGATCTTGAGAATGATGATGCTCCTTGCTGGAAAATGGATTCAGGTGAAACATACGGATTTGTTGGTTGGAATCCTCAGTGTATTCCAAGTATTGAATATATCGTATGGAAACTTGACCGACTACAAAAAATTATATCAGGAGAGATTAAAGGATGAGTGAATTTGACAAGATTACACCTCAAACATACATTGATATGAATAAAGAGTTTGAGGAAGAAGGCACTATGGTAAGAATAGAAGTTCCCACACAGGAACAGATTGATAAATGGAAGCAGTGGAAAGTTCCAGATATGCACGAACGAACTACACCAACACCAGATATGGTTCAAGATATGTGGGATGCTATCGGAGGAAGACCTGGAGAAAAGAAATGAAAATCGGACCAGAAGTGAATAAACCAATCGTATTTGGTAAAGTAAAAACTGTTTATCAGGGTATAGAAGATGAAGAAGTTCTGATTCATTATCACGATAAAGTTACCGCAGGCAATGGTGTTAAAGAAGAAAACTTCAAAGGTAAGGGAAAACTTACTGCTGAAATTTCTTCTCTGATTTTCAAAGAATTAGAAAAAGCAGGAATCAATACACACTTCATTCAGTCTGCTGGACCAGGAATGATGCGATGTAAGAAGGTTGCAATTATTCCTATTGAAGTTGTAGTTAGAAACATTGCTGATGGTTCTATTGTAAGACAAACAACGATCTCCAAAGATACTGTATTCAATCCACCTCTGATTGAGTTTTATTTGAAAGATGATAGTAAAAATGATCCTCTTTTGACTGAAGATAGGTTATCTCTGATGGGATATAAAAATCTAAGTCTAATCAAACAATATGCTAAAGAAGTAAATACTATTGTCTGTGATCTTTTTAATAAAATTGGAATTGTTTTAGTTGATTTTAAGTTGGAGTTTGGTTCAACTGTTGAAGGTAAGATTGTTGTTGCAGATGAAATTAGTCCAGATGGATGTAGATTACGCAACTTAAATAATGAAAGTATGGACAAAGATTTGTTCAGAAAAAATGAGGGTGATATTATTGAAGCATATACACAAATACTGAACTCATTAAAGGAAATTTGAATGAAATTTAAGGCAAAAGTTTATGTTAGATTGAGAGCAGCAGTTGATGATTCTGCTGGTAATGCTGTAAGGGATGCTTGCAGCAGACTATCTGATTTGAAAATGCAAAAATTGAGGTTGGGTAAATTGATTGAGATTGATTTTGAAGCACCTGACAAAGAATATGCTGAAAAAGAAATTGAAATGCTCAGTGATAGATTATTTGCTAATGTTGTGATTGAGGATTATGAATGGAGTGTAACATCAAACGAATCTAATCAGGAGAAAAACTAATGGGTCCTATAGTTTTATACAGCAACGGTAATCAGGAATGTGAACGTGCTAGAACACTTTTAGAAACGTTAAATATTCAAATACAAGAATATAAACTTGGTAATCACTTTACAGAGAGATCATTTGTCTCTGAATTTGGTACAGAAGCAGAATATCCACAGGTTGCTATTGGATATAAGCATATTGGTGGATTAAAAGATACACTACACTTCTTTCAAGAGAATAACTTGCTATGAAACCATTAGTCCTTATTGCTTGTTTATCACCGATAGCAATCATTTGGATAGTAATGAAATTAAGTTTGTGGATTTTCGCTGTTAATCAAGAACAGAGTTATGTCAGATCCGAATCTAAAAAACCACACGGACCTTATGTGGCGGACGCATATGCGGACGTTGATGAGGAGGAAGAAGAATATGGAGATCGCACAGATTATAGATGATGTTCTTTATGAATACTACACTGTAGAAAGGAGTTTACCCGTTCCTAATTGGAAATGCAAAACAAATCCTGATTGGTGGATAGAATATCTTAAGGAACTGGGTGTTGACCCAAACAATAGATAGTGCTATAATACGTTCGTAAGAACCTCACATAATGGACTACAAACCCTATACACCAGAGTGGCACCGAAAGAGGTACCTTAAAGAAGCTTTAGACACGTATTTTGATGACTATGTGGATATTGAAATTATCCGCGAAGACATCTATGATATTCTTCACTCACGAGCGAATGAAGCATATCAAGAATATGATCGTGTAAACAAATTAGCACAATCCCTTAATGATTAGTGTTAAATTTGATAGATAGTTAAAATAGGATAATCGAATGTTTTTTCTTTCAAATCCACCAGTTTATTTTTTACCAGGAACTTGGGAAAGTGTAAGCACCAGTTTGTATGATCCCATTTTTGGATTAGTTTCTTTCTCAGCAGTTACTTTATCTGCTGTTGCAATTTCTATGATGACCTTAAAAAGATCTAGGAAAAAAGCATAATGGAAGAAAGGAAAAAGAATGAGATTCTGTGGCAACTCCATACAATAGGAATGACACTCAGTGAAGATTATGAGTTGAAACACTATAATTGCTTTAATTATGGTGAGAAAAAAACCAGTTTTGAAAAATATGTGATAGAATACAACCATCGAAATGAATCCGATGGAAACGATCAAACCTGATGATCCCCAATACTTTGAACAAACATCATACGACGATTATGATCGCCACCAATACAAAGTTGTAAGCAAAGGTGGTGAGAGTGTCGTCGTTGATGATTATATGGCGGTACAGGAAATATGGTGGAATCGAGGGAGATTTATTTCACACGTTGAAGTTCTTGACAGGAAAATTCAAAATGAAACTAAAGGGTTCAAATGAGCACTCAACCGAGGAAGAAATCTACTACAACTCCGAAAGCGAAGGTAAAGACCTCAAAGAATACTGGCAAAAAGAAACCAACACAAAAACTCAAACGGAAACAACTTCCGACTGAAGAGTTACATCCATTTTCAGAATTTCCTTGTCGATTAGAATACCAGGATGGAAAAGATCACAGAGTCTGCCACTTCCAATGTGAAGAACACAGAATCAAGCACATTGCCAGATACAAACTCCGCAAAGGAAGTTACTTTACCGACACCCTTACCTAATATAATGATGTTAGGTGCTGTTCTACTTGCCACATTAGGTACTATTGTGTTAGGATACTTCAAGGGCAATATGCACTTGCTTACTGTACTAAAAAACGCTAGGGAGTTTTATTCATGACTACCAGACAATTTACATCTTCCAGAGGTGATACTTGGGAGTGGGAAGAAACACCTGAAGTTATTGCTGCCGTAGCACAACTTCATCAAACTATGAAAGATACTAAAAATCGAATTGCCAATCTTAAACTGAAAAGACCTCATGAAAGACAAATCAATAACGGTTGAAGACTACGAAAAGTATAGCGGAGAGTTCTTCGACAAATACTTTTACGTTGCAAAACAACTAGGTGAAGGTGCAAAAGCAGAGGACATCCTAAAAATTATGGAGTCTCTTGGTGCTGTTGTAATTAAGAAACGAGCGGAAGAGGAAGGTAAAATTGGACCTTTTGGTTTCATTCGTGATAACATCGAATCTAATAAAGATGGTGTGCCTCTAGTTGATAAACCAGAGGATGTATATCCAAACACAGTAGCAATCTATGATGAAGAATCTGGAAAATGGGGATGTTATGAACTCGGAGATTAAAGTGCCCGAGGGTGCTGAACTTTTCGATGAATGTTTCTACGTTTGGGAGACACGTTTCGGACTCTACTCTTCAATGACTACAAAAGGTCGTGAAATGTTGACAGGTGCAGTTAGAGATAACGTCATTATGATGACACGGTGGCATCTCAAGTGTGAGCAAGAAGGTTGGCCTGAGGGTAGCGTTCGTGTGGTTAATTCTGGTGTTGTTAGTGGCAAATTGTGATTCGTAGATTACACGTTTGGTTATGGACTGTTGTGATGGAACTGGAGGATATATTATATCCTTGGAAAACATCACAACCTCCATCTTGGGCAGTTGAAAGGCACAATCTTCCTGATTCGTATGATGATGAATTGGATCATATCCTTCAAAAAGAGTGGATCAAAGCACACGATCAAAAAATCAATAAACTTGAAGAAAATATGATCCTTGCTTTCAATCAAATACATAAGTTGCAGATTGATATGGAGACTGACAAGTAATGTATGAAGAACTAAACTGTTTTGAAGAGGCATTAAAACACTTCGGAACTAGGGTAGAATTTGCTATTGCTATGGAAATGGGTAAGAAATTATCTGCTGAAGAAGCATATCAAGTAATCAAAAGTGAACTTAAAGAACTCAAATCCTGTCGTAAACAATTTAAGAAAGATGGATGCTAACATAGGAATCAGTGATTCTCTCAAAGTTGAACAAAATCAAGACGGAACATTTACCCTTGAGTGGGATAAGAATGATCCTCAGTGGAATTTCTTGAATGGATTGACAAGTAAAGAAATCACTGCTATCATAGAACAAGCAATTACAATGGAAGAAAATGGACCTCTACCAGAAGGTTGAACAAGTAATTCAAAATCATATTCTTGAACATCAAGAAGAAGTTTTCAAAGCAAAAACTTTGTTGAGTAAACTTGATGTTGCTCGTTGTAATGCGCCCGAAGTAACTCCTAAAGATTGGGATGAATTTTGGGAGGATGTATCTTCCGATAAAAAAGTTGTAGCAGCGGACGGTTATTCTGTCCACTATTATGATTATACTCGTAACGATCCCAATCGTACAAATCCATTTACAATTCCTGATTATACCGAACTTCCCGACTAATGGCACTTTCCAAACAAACACTAGATAATCTTCTAGAAGCAGAATCACATATTCGTGCAGCAATCAAATCTGCTGCGGTGAATGAAACTCCTCTAGTTGTCAAGCAACTTTCACAACTTCTAATGGATATGGAGCAGTGCAAAAAGTTTGATGAAATTTTAGATTTATTGGAAAATCGTGAAGGTGGCAGTAGTGGTAAGTTTGGACCTTTTTTCACTGACGATTAAAAAGTGTAACATAATCCCAAAGAGAATATAAAATTACTAACTAATTTGTGTTGAAATGCTAAAATCAATTAGTAAAGGGAACTACCTATGACTCTTCCATCTGAGGGCAAAAAACTTGATAAAAATGAGATTTCTAGCATCAATAATGCAATAAATGATGCAGGAATCCAACTAATACACCCACAAAAGATGGAAGCTTTTGCAGATTATTTGGTTAGTAAGTTAAAAAGTACACAAGAAAATGAGACTTCTTAGTGTTATAGTACAATAAATAGTAACATCGCTTTACAAAATATGCTAATGGATAGCATCGAACAACACATCGCAAAGGATAAAGAGATCCTTCACGATCCTACAGTATCTCCACAAATGCGCCGACACATTGAAGGTGAATTGCACGACTTAGAAGAGTATGTGGAGCATAATAAAAAAGATATTGAAGCAGGAGATCATCACGATCCTTCATATCTTGAACTTTATTGTGATCAGAACCCATCAGAACCTGAGTGTCTAATTTACGACGATTGAGTGTGACAGTTCAATAAGTGGCACACGGGGGGTTTCTGACCCCCCTTTTTCGTGTATATTAAGGAAGTGGAGGGGAGACCCGACACAACCACCACGAGAGGCATACACCAATCTAAGAGGAACGACGAACTGTTTCCGCCTCTCACACACATTTCTTTATTATGGGCACTCGTTCTCGCATCGGTATCCAATTCAGTGACGACTCTGTTCTTTCTGTCTACTGCCATTGGGATGGTTATCCTTCTTTCAATGGTAAAGTTCTCCGTGAGTTCTACGATACGAAGGAGAAAGTATCGGAACTGATTAACGGTGGAGACATTTCCTCTCTGCATACAAATGTGGGTTGGAACAATGAAACTTTGCCTGAAACTGGTCCTCAATACTATACTTCCCGTGGTGAATCTATTAGGGAAAATGCGCCACGATATGATGAAAGCATCTTTGATTTTCTTGAAAAGGAGAACAATGAAGAGTATGCTTACATCTGGACAGTCAACAACAAATGGGTTTGCAGGAAGATGAATCAATTTGATGATGATAAGCAACCTGAAAAGGTTGAGATCCCTGAGGGGACAGTTGCATAACTGGCACTGGGGGCGCTGAAACGCCCCTATATGCCTCTACAATACGTCCATACACAACAAAGCAATGGGAACTTCCTTCGCTGACTTCGCTGCCACACAAGACGCACGAAACACAATTCAACTCAATGTCCGTAAGTACGCATTGATGTTGTGTGATGCACTTGAACTTGATTTTAAGACACATCATCCCAATTCTGATCCCTACAAGTTCTACATCGAGACTGGTCGTAAGTATCACAAACTAATTATGGAGACTAACAGTCAGTCTGCTAGTGTTCATGCCTTTGTTGACAAAAAGACTGGTGAAGTTTACAAACCAGCATCATTCAAAGCACCTGCAAAGATTGTGCGCTACAATCTTCTGGAGATTGCATCCCGTGAGGAATGTTTCTCCCGTGCCGATTGGGCAGGTGGTTACCTTTATATTCGCTGATGACTAGTAAAGAGAAACTTTTATTCGTATCGTCCTTTATCTGGTTTATGCACTGGGGAACATGTCTAACATCAATCATTGTGGATACGGTTATTCTAAAGTCCTCTGTGAGGATATTACCTCTTGGTTTGTGAATAACTTCTTTCCACGGCACAAAATCAATGTCACTGTTTTACATCGTGGATTGAAACGTGAACACGCTCTGGGTTACTGTGATGTGATGACTGATGTGGAAGAGTATCCACATAGACCGCGCAATTTCTTGATTGAACTTGATACTTATATGGATAGTGAAACATATACAAAAACTCTTTTACACGAACTGACTCACCTGGCACAGTGGGTCCGTGGTTCGCTGCGCCAGCGTTATGGAAAATTGTGTTATTCACTAGAACCCGTGGAAAATTACGACTATTTTGATCAACCACACGAAATTGAGGCTCGTGAGCAAGAAGAAATTCTATATGAACGCTACTTAAATGAAAAACAAGTGGTGCCAGCTCAGGAACCGTCACAAGGATGGTGCAATCGTCTGTGTGGTGGCGCTATGATTACAAAGTAATCGCAAGAGACCAATGCTCAAAAAACAAGTCCTAAAAGTTGTGGGTGAAACCGCAATGACTGTTGATCATAATATGGATCGATTGCAGAAGTTTGAAGTTTTCTGCCGAGTCTGTGACGGTCTCTTGAATGATGGTAGAATTAGCAAGGCACAACACTTTGCTTGGACGGAGGTTTTCTGATGACACCTGAAGAACAGTATCGTTCACTCTACGAGAATATGTACCACCTTTGTGAGGAGCAAGGGTGGGGAGATCCATTCAGTTATGCACGTTCGCGTGAAATTCACATGGCAGGGATCTTAGGTCATCGTATCGCTGATGATTACAGCGGTGCTGATGCTTTTGATGATGATGGTGGTGCAGAGTATAAGTCAACCATTGCAGATAGTATCAACGCTACCTACAATGGTATCAGTGTTCAAGATACTTGGGAGGAACAAGAACGCTACTTGATTGAAGATAAGATTGGTAAGTATAAGAACCACTATTATGCACGTTATGAAGGTGGTAAGATTGCAGAACTGTGGAAACTTGATTGTGATGATGTTCTTGCAATCGTTCTTCCCAAAGCACAAAAGCAGTATCCTAAGAAAAAGAATGGTAACGCCAAAGATCCCCGTATTGGTGTTACAATCTCTAAGAAAGAGATTTATGCTGTTGGTACCTGTATCCTCGGATGATTATGGACTCTAAAGAACTTATGTACTCGTCAGGTAACAATGACGAGTGCTACACTCCCGACTATGGTGTTACTCCAATCCTGAAGTATATCCCAAAGGATGCAAAGGTTTGGTGTCCATTTGACAAGGCAGAGAGTGAGTTTGTGAAGCAAATTTCACAGACTCACAGTGTAGAA